TTGAACTTTACTATAAAATTCCACATAAAAACCTCTTACCAAAATTTCATTCGGTCAATATTCTGACCTCTGTATTTTTTCCCGTAATTATAAACTTTTATGGAGTAATCGTAATTCACTTCACAAAAACTCAGATATCCCCACTTGAACTGGACACCTCCTCTTTTACAGGCGTTTCTCATATCCACCCATTGTTCGTTTCCGGCTCTCTTATATTCCTTCTTGAGATTTCCCCATCCACCATTATACGCCTGATATGTCAACCACAATTTCTTTCCTTCACCAAAGTTCTGACGATGAAGGTATGACATATAAAATGCCTGCATCTTTATCGCATGTTCAGGATTGTACGGGTCAAGGTCATATTCACCCATCAATTTCCTGACATACTTTGTCGTTGCTGGCATAAACTGTGCGACACCCTGACCCGCATCAAATGCTGTCACCTTTGTCCTGCAACAACTTTCCTGTCTCAATTGTCCAAGTCCATACCACCACGGATATTGCAAACCAAAATACCTGATGTGTTGTGCTCTCACATCCGGTACAAAATCATCGCACCTGTCAAGTGACAATGAATTAGCTGGAAGTAGTATCAGTACCAGTATTATCAGTAATTTTAAGAGATTTTGCATCTACAACATACTCCACGGTTTTCTTTACCGACCATATTCCAAAAGAGGCGGAAAAGAACCATATCATAATATGCTGGAGAGCAAGGATACCCTGTCTGATTTCCTTGTCTATTATACCACATATTATGAGTATAAGGAAGGTAAATGTTATCAAAGCATTGATAAATCCACCTCTTATGGTCTTTTCCTTTTTGTCGAGAATATAGTCTATCATCAGCCGCCTCTTGCCCATGCGAAGATTATGATCAAATACCAACCGATAATCATCAATTTTTTATATGGGTCTGTCTCCTCGCTAAAGTCGATATATTTCCAGAGTATCTTTCTTGTAATGTGTGCGTGAAGAATACCGGCTGAAATGAACATCAACTTGCCGAGGAAAATGCTGATAAGGCCGATTTTCGGGTTATCCGAAATGAGTTCAGATGATGGAATAAAATAAAGAAGAAGAATAATAGAAAGAAGAGCCAGAGTATCAAGACCCGTTCTTTTCAGATTAAACCAGAAATTACTCCAAAAACTGAAACCATTACCATTTTCACCATTCGCCATATTTTCACCTCCTTACATATTTATTTTATTACTTTGTTCTTCATATAGACCAACGGGATTACCTGTGGGGGTTGCCCCGTATAATCTGTAAACTCAATTTTCAATTTCGGGGCATATGCGTATTTACCCACATAATATGGACTGTCTCCAGCAAGTGATGTCACTTGTAAAGTAGTATTCGGAACCGATACATAAGTTTCAAAGCCCATCAACATAATTGCGTTTCCCTGTCTGTAGCCAAGTTTATTGATAGCTTCTTGGAGTGGTTCCGTAAAACCGGATGCCATCAAATACCAAGTCCAGGCAACCATATCTGTAGTCCACGCAATATTGTGATACTTGGTTGTCTTGACGAGGGCGGCCCAGGCATCTTCATCTCCGTTAGGCGGAGAAATTGCATTATTGATGTAATTTGCATATATATCGTAACTTACATCGAGGGTCTGTGATACTGATGTACTGAATTGATATAGATTAGCTGATGTAATTATAGACCTTCTCGGAATATCACAGTTCGGAAATCTCAATCCCCAATCCCAAAAAAAGGGTTGCCCAAAATAGGTGCTTGCCCCCCAAGGAAGAAAACCATAGCTTGAAGGTGGAACCTCAAGATCATCAACGGCCGGGTTTGTCGGACATCTCCACGCCGACATAATATCGGTTGTTGATTGTGCCTGACCATACCATTTGTTCTCGACTGTAAATGTAATAACCAAGACCGGGGTTTTCCCCGCTCCACCAGCGGTTCCTTGTATTGTGCGATAAACTCCACTATCAGAACCATTGTCCTGAATACCAATCAGTATAAAATCACCTTCAGACCATCCCGCACCGGAAATCTTTTCCTGTACAAGTGATGTTATAGAAGGAGTATTTCTTTTTGCAGTAAGGCTCGGGCCCGAGCCGGCAAAAGCCTCCACATTGTTCCACGCGACTGTAGTGTCGCTCCAGACTATAGTATCATATTCAACGTGATTTGTGGGGGCCGTAGATGTATATCTCGCTACTTTTATAATTGCATTACAGGTATGTACTGTAACTGAATTGCCTCCCAAAAGTGTTATATACGCACTGTTTATTGTGGCTCCCTGTGGAATGTAAATGGGCCCAAATCTTATGAAGGCATCGTAAGTATACAAACCGCCTGGCCAGCCAACGGATGCCTGGCCCGCAGTAAATGAGTTTAAACTCCACGCATATCCTATATTGGCATTTTTATAATCAATACCAAAACTCAATGTAGAGGTAATAGACGCCATAAAAACCTCTTATGCCTTGGTGAATGTGAGAGCAACGGACAATCCATATGCAGGAGTTGGGTCGTGAACAGTATCCACATCAATGAATATCAGGTCACCCGTGGCAACATCATCATTACTTGCATTTATTACACCATCTCTTGCATAGTATTCACCGGAACCCACCGTGACAGGAGTTGACAACATATCAACCTCGGAGCCAGACCTTCTTCTCCTTATCTGTATATCCATATCGGGCTCAAATGTTCCCGTGCCCGGTGTAGCAACAGATGCAATTACATCCGTCAATTCATATCCGTTCAGGTCGAGAGGAATAACAAATCCTGTATATCCAGCACCGGATGCACATTGAGTATCAGAATCGAAAATAGGAACGGTGGTAAGAGCCAGAGACTCACCTGAAGTACCGGATGAACCGGATGTTCCTGCTTGTCCAGATGAACCAGATGAACCGGAGGAACCCGATGAGCCTGAAGAACCTGATGAGCCGGAAGTTCCAGACGAGCCCGATGTGCCCGATGTTCCATATGCGGTATACGAAATCACAATTCTCTCATCATCAGAGAATGTTCCATTCCCTGAGATGTATGTAACTTCAATCCCCTTTGTATCTTCGGCTGTGGATGAATACTGTATGGTTAATTTTGGTGCATCACCTGCGCCGTAACCATCATATGATCTTGGAACATAGTGATGAAATGCTGCTAAAGCAGGCCCATTATTATAAAACATCAATTGTAAAGCTTGGCCAGATGCCCAGCCCGGCCTATTCACAATCTCTTGAATAATATTTGATATATCAATTGTATTATAAGTCTGGCCCGTTGTCCAAGTGCCGGGGGATGACCAATCACCATATTCTGTTGTCTGTACCAGAGCGTGAAATTGTGTGTAGTTTGTTGGAGCCACAGCATTGTCAACATCGTTTCCATAAATGAGTATTGGTTGGCTATTATTATTATCTTGATATGCTTTGAATGTAACATATGCGGCCAAAATAGATGACCCATTAGGAATAGTAACATTCTGCCATCTTACATTCGTATTGGCTGCTCCACAATGATAACCAAATCCAAGCCAATTCGCGGAGGCATAATATGTAGATATCAATTCATCCGTATGACCATCATCCGCTCCCGTGGCCACTTGAAATGTCGGTGTTCCATCAGTAACTTCCCCATCTACATCGTAGACAGCGAATGTTGACGAATCATATTCAGAAAATACTCTTACTCTTCCGGGCACATTGTCTATAATATCCTGTATCCAATCTTCAACATCCACACTATCATTGTTTGTCTTGTTTATATAAATTGCTGTAGACGCTGATGGTTCGGCAGTATTAAATCTGAGATAACCTGAATCAGTATCTCCACCGGATGTTTCTGTATCAAAATAATATGGTTGGCTATCTCCACCAAATAGACCTGATGAGCCACTTGTTCCCGATGAGCCACTTGTTCCCGAAGAACCGGATATTCCAGAACTTCCTGATGTTCCAGAGCCACTCGTTCCACTTGAACCGGAAGTTCCACTTGAACCGGAAGTTCCACTTCCACCTCCACCAGTTCCCACTTCAAGCCAGTCAGCATCCGTTCCATAATAGAGTTTATCATCGGCCTCATTATAGACAAGTCTACCGTAATCATCGTCCGTCCACGCCGGAAGAGTTATCAACTTTTCAAGAATAAGTTTTCCCTGAAAATCTTTACCGTAACTTTTTGTTCTTGCCATTTATGTTTCCTCTATTATGATTTCGTGCAAATAATTCCTACTGCAGCATATGGCCTGTATGTGCTTGCAACACCGGAGGATGTTGTAACACCAGATGCTGAGCTGCTTGTTAATGTTCTGTTATATACCATATAATCAACCCATTCCGCATGACCACGGCCGACTGCAAGTTGACCATTACCGACTATATTAGCATGCGGCCATCCAGCATCGCCCGGTATTACTACTGAATGTGTGTGATCCGACACAGTATGTGTATGACCGGGCTGTGACCAAGTTCCTGCAAGGCTACCACCGGCAATATTATATGCCCCTGTTCCACCTTTCACACCCAAAAGGGTATCTGCCACGGAACCATCTATCGTCCATCCAGCCGGGGCTGTATTCTGATAAAAATACATCTTCACACCGGAAACAATACCGGAAGATATGGATACCAGAACCCAATCCGCAGATGTTCCATAATAAAGACCGTCAATTGATTGGTCATAAACCAATCTACCTTCATCCTCCGAAGTCCAAGCCGGGAGAGATGCCACTCTCTGGACAAGAACCGGGCCCTTGCCGTCAAATCCGTAAGAATCCATCTATATTTCCTCTTTTGTTACTTATTTTTTCTTTGGCCTTTTATCTGACATTTCTTCCAGACGCGTCTTGAACTTTTCAAGGCCTTCTTTCTGCTTGAGAAGCATAGCTTTCTCATCGTCTTTGGCGGTAAGGAGCTTCTCCTCCACCATCTTCAATCTCTTCTCTATCATCTGTGCTCTCATATCAAATATTCTGTCAATTCCCATTTTGTACCTCCAAAATATGTTACTCTATAGTATTTATGTAATATTTGAAAATCTTGTGATACTTGAAGCTTGTGCTCCGGTTGAAAAATCCACCTTTAGCTTCGCAAAATCTGTGTATCTGTAATAAACATCCGCATCACCCGTGTCTACTGCGATTGTGACGGAGTTGAACCAAATCCTACCAAGGCCCAGAACATTCGGTCTTGTCCAAAAAGTAACTGTGGCAGAGGAAGAACCATAACTTGTATCGGATGTTCCAAAAGCCTCCAGAGCATACATCAATGACGAAATATACCCGAAATTGAACAAACTCTGGCCTGAACCATTGTCATTGTTTATAATCCCCACTCCTGCCAAATTTATTCCGTATGTGTTTCTGTGGGAAATCGCCTTATCTCCCCTTGTTTTCCAATCCGTTTTGGTTTCATATCCACCTGAACCGGAAAATGCCGTGGTGTTTATCGGAAAACTTTCTAGCAGATACCAATCTGTAGTAATCAATGTAGAGGCAGACAGGCCGGCGTTCCAAGTTGAATTTGGATAGCTCGGATCATTTTCAGTTCCAATAATGTGATCCATATTCCATGCATTGACAAAACAGATATTGGAATATGTTCTTCCGTGAACATAATTTACTTTCTGGTTGAAATTGTCTCTCGGTATTCCGTGATCATATCCGCATTCATCCATAAAGATACCGTGAACCTGCATATCGTTCCATTGATCTGTCTTTGTCTGGAAATTCGCGTATGTCTGGTTACAAGTTACATATCCAAATATTTTTGTCTGTGGGTTCAGAACTTTTATCCTGTTTATAATTGTATGTGCATTTTCGTGGTCACCGTGGGATGGGTCTTGAATACCGTCACCAAAGATAATCAAATTATATCTCGCCATATCCTGTGCAACTTTCTCATTATCCCAGCTGTTTATTGCGTAATTGAATGAATTTGTCCACCCATAATAAATCAACAAATTCAGCGGCGCTTGGTATCCATATGACTTTATCTCTCTCCTGTGCCATCCCGTGTCACCGTGTATTACTTCCAGATTGAGAGTTCTTCCGAGATGCTCGACTTCCCTTCCACTCTCACCAAGTAATGGCTGAAATCCTTCTTCATATAATGGGTCGCCAGGAGCATTGTAAAACTCCTTCAACATCGTGAGAATGTCCATAAAGAGATTGGTAGCTTTTTTTCCCGTTGGTGTATCAGTAACAATCTCCGGTGTAAACTCTATAACTTCAGAACCATCTATCAAGAAAGCATTGTCATCAAATCTTGTCCTGAAGTATGCTTCTCCCTCAAGAGCGTTGGTATAGAACTTGGAACCGTCGCCTACCTGTAGATAACCATTCCTGATGGCTGTCAATGTATTATCGCTATTGATGAATGTATCCTGCCTACCTTCCGTGTTGAACTCCTGCCCGGAACTTATTGTTTTCCCCACATCAGATAACAAAATAGAATTGTCAGTTACATTCTTCAAAATCTTTATCATTTATTGCCTCCAAGCAACTTCCAAAACGACGATGGGATTGGACACCGCACCATCATCACCCTCACAATGAACTTTCAACTGGTCACCGGCTGTCAAATTGATATTGCTACTCATATTTTCATATACGAGGCTGCTCAACGAAAAACTGGACAGTTCCACATCTCCACTCTGGATTTTGAAACCTTTTGAATTATTTCCACCGCTTGCCCTACAGGAAACTCCGGTTATAACAGCATTTTTGGGCATCTGATATGCCGTAGTTGAACCATAGACTGTCATAATTTTCAGATATTCATTATCAGCATCACCATCAAAAGCAAAAATATATGTCATCCTATATAATGTTCTCCATTTGCTTCGATCATCATCCCAAATATATCTCAAATTATCATTTGTATTCAGCCAGGTCATCGTCTTATCCGATGGTGGCGTGTCCTCTTCAAAAATAATCTCAATCTTCGTATTGAATACTGGGATTTCGTCATTATTTGATACAATGTCATCCAATTTTGTTTTATCTCCGGCTGATAACTCAACATCCCAAGTAATCTTCAACTCTTGAGAAGCTTCACTCCAATTGCAATACTGGATATTTTTATTGGACATATCGGAACTTGCAACATCATTATGAATACCGTCCATATATGGCTTCACACTTATATCTGAATATGTATATGTAAACATTATGATCTCCTCATTATGAATATTCTTGCTCGCCTAATCATCGCCGTACCAACACCACCAACTCTTGCATATTTTATATTGAACGCGTATGATGAAGAAGCCACAAGGGCGTTGTTCTTGAAACTTGAATATACTCTATATTCATTGGCAGACGATGGTGAATAATATGATACATTGATTTCAGTACCATCTCTGTCAAATTCAAGCACAGTTGATTTAGCCGCATTGGTATTTGCCACCTCGGCCGAGAAGAAAATAATGTAATTTCCTGAAGCCGTGGGTGTATAATTGAGTGTCAATTTTGTTTGTAATGCTGTATCAGTTGTTGTGCTTTCAGTTTCATCTTCTGCATAATCATTTGTGCTATATCCACTCGTTCCTGATGAACCAGAAGTGCCAGAAGAACCGCTTGTTCCACTTGAACCGCTCGTACCTGATGAGCCAGAACTACCCGATGTTCCACTCGAACCGCTGGTTCCTGATGATCCACTACTACCTGAAGTTCCACTTGAACCTGAAGTGCCACTTGAGCCCGATGTTCCAGAGCTTCCTGATGTTCCACTACTTCCCGATGTTCCAGAGGAACCAGAGGTGCCAGAACTGCCAGATGTTCCAGACCCGGCACCCGATGTGCCAGATGTTCCGGACGAACCCGATGTTCCACCGGCTCCTGTCGCAGCAATCCAACCAGTATCACCACCAACATAAAGAATATTGTTGGGATCATCCCACACAAGCCTACCTTCATCTTCCGGTGTCCAAGCCGGCATTACACTCACTTTCTGTATTGTTACTTTGCCTTTTCCTGTAAATCCGTATGTTCTCATTCTTTACCTATCAAAGTTTGATAATATAATTCATCGTTATATATGGTTGCATATTGTTATGTGCCACACCACCACCCGTATAGCCTGTATTTGTGGGATAAGCCGCATATTGATTTACACCGCCACCTATTATTGAATTAAAGCCAGACCATAATGGTTGATTATATGTATGGGTATGACTTGGCATTTCAGCGGTAGAAAGGGTATGATTTTCTTCTCCACCACTTCCCGCGATAAGATCGGCCGAGGCGGCAGTTACTCTATTTGCAGAACTTCCACCCATATTGTCTTTACCAAGTGGCACTCTGCCTCTCAAGTCAGGAAGCGGCATCCTCTTGTTTGCAGCAAAATCTGTGGCCGCAGTTACACCCCTTGTCGTTGGAGACCCCGCACTATCTTGAATTACAAGTTCTGTATTTGTAGTTGAGTTCCAGAGAAGTTCAAACAATGTCTGTGTATCTGCATTTGCTCTTCCAGTTGCGCCAGAAGAAACACTACCGATTGTCTTACCATCAGAGAGAAGCCATCCAGTTGGCGCCACCGTTCCGATATATGGGAACAGAACGCCTGTCGGTGTCAAATCACCTGAGACACCACTTGTTCCGGATGTTCCAGAACTACCATATGTTCCGATTGTTCCAACTCCACCAACGACAGAGCAGATACCGGAAACCGGAGTAGAAAATGTTATCTCGATATTGTTCTCGTCAATGAACTCTATACTCTGTGGCTCAATATAAAAATCATCACTCGTGCATTGGACATTGACATATTTTACACCGAGATTGTGGGTAATATCCCATGCGGTTACCGGAGAGGAGAATGTATATATCAGTTCCCCAACAACCAGACCACCACCGGAAGAAATAAATGCGTGACCCGATACTGCCTCAGAGAATGTTATCGTAAGATTATTCTCATCATCAAATTTGATACTGTCAGGAAGTATAGTATACGCATCACCATCGGTAACTTCAACAACACAGTATTGACAATTCAAAATATGGTTGATAGACCAAGTTGATGCCGGTACTGTTTGGGTGTGAAGATATCCTCTACCACTTGTACCGGATGTTCCTGCTGTTCCACTCGTTCCACTTGTTCCTGTTTGCCCTCTATTACCGATACCGAGAACAACTTCATCCTCATCGTTCAATGTTCCGTGACCAACAAGATATGCCACATTGAATTTGTAATATCCGGCAGCCGATGTTGGTGCACTCAAAAGTAAATAGTCGTGAAAAATCTCCACACTATTCTGGTTCATTATTCTGACAGCATTGCTATCGACAAGACTTGCAATCCAAGCCTCGACATCCACGGCAAATCTATTCAGAGTGTCAACATAAATGTATGTTGCGAGTGACGGGTCTGAATTGTTCAATTTGATATGCCCGCTTGGTGGGTCACTATCTGTAGTGTTATCATCAAACCAGTACAAATGTGCATTTGCACCAAGACCTGCGAGACCGGATGTTCCGGAAGTTCCCGCATCACCCGTTGGAACAAAACCAATCTGAAGGTCATCATCTTCCCTGAATGCACCGGAAACTGCCGGTGAACTTGAGGCAATCAGACCAACGTGAAGTTTCCTGTATTGTGGGTCAATATCAGTCGTTCCGTTTATTTCAAAGTATACATAATCACTTTCATCGTGATCTCTCCAAATCTTGACATAACCCTTTGACCACAATGATGTACTGTCATCCATCAAGTCAATCCAAGAAGTCAAATCCTGACCATATCTGTCCATAAGGTCGATATAAATCCTTGTGACTGATGAAAATGTTGTGCTGTTAAACTTCAGATGGCCGATATTCGGGTCACCGTCTGAAGTATCGTCCTCAAATCTGTATGGTATACCCCAGGCAGCCGAGAAACCACTTGTTCCACTTGAACCGGATGTTCCACTTTCTCCGCTTGAGCCCGATGTTCCCGAGCTTCCCGATGTTCCATCAGCCCCATCAAATCCGGAAGTGCCGGAAGTTCCGTCTATACCGGAAGTTCCTGCTGTTCCCGATGTGCCGGAAGTGCCATCAATACCCGATGTGCCCGATGTTCCGGATGTTGCTGATGTTCCTGATGTTCCCGCCGTTCCACTTGAACCGGACGAACCGGATGTTCCTGATGTTCCCGCCGTTCCACTTGAACCGGAGCTTCCACTTGAACCGGATGAACCGGAAATACCAGAGGTTCCGTCTATACCAGAGGTTCCAGAACTTCCTGATGTTCCCCAACCTGATGTACCGGAAGAACCCGAGCTTCCCGATGAACCACTACTGCCGGAAGAGCCACTTGAACCGGAACTACCACTTGAACCGGAACTACCACTCGTTCCCGCCGTTCCAGAAGTTCCAGAAGTTCCTGAAGTTCCTGAAGTACCGGAACTTCCGCTCATTCCCGATGTACCAGAGGTTCCACTTGAACCACTTGATCCACTTGTTCCACTCGTACCCGATGTTCCAGAGGTTCCATCATCTCCGGTTGGTGTCATCGTGAGAACGATTTTCTCACCGGAGCTGAAAAGAGCACCGCTGAAACCAACACAGGATACCCAAAATCTCTTGTACCCTGAGCGGGCTGTCAATCCAGTTATGTTGTAAAGAACAAACTTCGTTGGATTGGCTTCTGAAAAAATCTTGATAAGTGAATTGTTGTTTGATAGTGTAAAAATATCAAGCCAATCTTCAAGATTTGCACCATTATCATCCCAAAAACTTACATTGATACGGGATACAGATGTATAAGCCGTATTATTGAAGAGGAGTTTACCGGATGTTGGGTCTGCATCGGATGTTGACGAATTGAATGAGTAAAGGGCGCTTGCTCCACCGAACAAACCATCAGCACCGGAAGTACCTGATGAGCCCGATGTTCCCGCAGAACCGGCAAGGCCCGATGTTCCTGAAGTTCCACTTGAACCGCTTGAACCGGACGAACCTGATGTTCCTGAGCTTCCAGATGTTCCACTTGTTCCGGCTGTTCCCGATGTTCCTGAAGTGCCGGAAGTTCCTACTGCACCACCACCACTTACGAAAGTCGCGCTTCCCGAAACTGGAATATCGAATGTCAATATTACATTGTCATCATCGACATAGAGAACATCTCCGGGCTCAATACCATACCCATCGCCGTTCATTACTGCTACGGCAACTGGTTGTACTCCAAGGCCGTGATAGATAGACCATCCAGTAGACGGTACTGATTGTGTATAAGTAAACGCACCACCGATAGCAGATACACCCGATGTTCCTGTTCCCGCAATAATTCTTGCGTGACCAGAAACTTCTTCAGAGAATGTAATCCAGAGATTGTTACTGTCCTCAAAAAGTATACCGGATGGGATGATATACATATCATCTTCATCAGCCACTTCGACAATTACATACTGCTCTCCGAGGTTATGTGTGACATACCACGCTGAGGATGGTACTGATTGTGTATGAAGATATCCGCCCGGGAATGTAGTTTCGCCGGAAGTTCCTGATGAGCCGGATGTTCCATCTATACCTGATGTACCGGAACTGCCACTTGTACCGGATGAACCGGATGTTCCATCACCTGATGTACCGGAGCTTCCACTTGTACCGGAGCCCGCAACAATCTTGGCTTGGCCAGCAATATCTGATGGAAATGTAATTACAAGATTGTTACTGTCAATATACTGAATTTCAGAAGGAATAATAAAAAGGTCGCTATCGTCTGAAACCTCGACAACAACATATTTATCACCGAGATTGTGTGTTACAGACCAGGCAGAAGAAGCGACAGATTGAGTAAAGAGATACCCGCCGGGGTATGTTGTTTCGCCGGAAGTACCGGAACTGCCCGAGGTGCCAGCTGGGCCTGTAAGACCCATAGCACCGGATGTTCCTGATGTTCCTGATGTTCCTGATGACCCATCAATACCCCGCCTGAAAATATCAATATTCTCATAACGGGTTTCACCAACGACAATATCGAATTTCTGTGTGGTGACATAATCACCATCATCTACATAGAAATTGAAAAGGCCGTAAGCATCGGATTCCAGTTGTGGAGCAATTTGAATTGCCGTTCCACCAGTTTGCTCGAGATAGACCTTGGCCGCTGTCGTGGTTCCGGCCAAGTATACGGAAACATCAACTCCTTCCAATACATTTCCGTAACTATCTCTCGACCTACCAATAAAATGATATCTTGCCATTAGAATATATCCCCAATTCCCTGAGCGCTAATGAAATCCACCAATACTTTATACATTGGATGGTTGTCATCGAAGCTTCTTATTTCGTAATTCAAACACAATGAGACATTCTCAAATGTATAAAAAAAGTTATAGCTCATTTACCACCACCCTTGTCTTGTGATAAAAGGTATAGGTGCTCGTAGCTGTTTTTACAATTCTCCAAATAACATCGTACTCGCTGGGAGTTGCTGTTACAATCGGAGTAAGTAAAAAGTATATCTTGTAACCATCTACCATAGCCTGGCCTTCCGTCCAGACGGTACGACCAGTATAAATGTCCACAACTTTCGCGTAAGCCGCATCAGGAAATACGGGGTCATCATTCTGATCCCTCACAAGTATCTCTATAGCTCTTGTCTCGTTTTGATTTACCGTAAGGTAAGTTTGGCTCATTCCTCAAATTCTATAAAGTTTTCCAGAAACGGGAAATCAGCCGGAGCGAGAACTCCCGCTGGCAAACTGTCCAGTTTTATTTTTATCTTGTCCAGACCGAGTTCAACATCAATATCCAGCAAGTCAATCATATCCTTGTTGAAGTCTTGGATGTTTTCCGGTGGAACACTATACTGATTATTTTCAATTTTTGGTTTTCCGTTATCGTCCTTAGCACAATGGTTCTCGATAACCCTCTGTTTCGCCTCACTATAGAGCCTGAACTGCTCGTCCAGAGCCTTTGTGAGCTTCGCAATCTGATAACTTGTTTTCACCGGAAGCTCTCTTGATTTGATAAGATTTACGAGAATGTCCGTCCTTGACAACGCTTCCAACACCGAATTTTTGATAACCATAAAAAACCTCCTACAGTTTTATTCAATAGATATTTATGAAAATATCTATGTTATTTATATCCTTTTACCAACCCGAAGCAATTGTTCTCCACCCGCCATCACCGTACACTTTGACAGTATTATCAAAAGTATTGATACAAATTAATCCCTCATAACCATAAGCCGGGTCACCAGTATCCGTCTTGGTAATTACACCGACAACCTCAAATGTTTTTGCACCACCGATATTCTTCTCAAGGTAAAGTGTTCCTTGGAACAAGTTCTTTGAACTATAACCGGCAGAATAGAGATTGTATCTAACCGATCCCAACAATGTACCGCCCATAGGGCAGGGAATTGCGGTGTGATCTTCAATATAAATACCGTACAGATTAGAAACTGTATATGTACTGTTTATCGGGGGCCCCTCCCAAAACCATAATTCTGGAGCACAAACTTTAATTCCATAAAATGTTCCAATAGTAACCGCATTAGAAGCATCACTACCACACTCTAATAGTGCTTCCGTAGTAATAAAGGCTGCTTCGGTTAAATTAATCACGCCGCCGTAGATGGCGCCTATGTCAAATACATAACGAGAACCTTTTAAGAGAGATGCAGTCAGAGTATTATTACTATAAGCTGTCATACCACAACCCACACTAAGGCCCTGGCCATCAGAGGTACAATCGTCAAAACGCGCAGATACATTTGCTGACACCTCTAAAGCACTATTCCAATTACTACCATAAGTACAATCTCGTACTTGAGTGTTAAAAACGCCGGCACAAGCGCTCGGATTTATACAATTATTCAATCCACAATGGGATTCAATACCATAGAGTTTGCTTTCTTCGTTTTCTCCAACCCCCTGACCGTCAGCAGACAAAGTTATTTTTATGCCATATTGAGTTGTATCCGGTGTAGTGGCTTCGGTTGTAATATTAAGTGCGCACAGTTCGTCACTATAGCCACCGTGGTCAATACCCCCGCCATCAGTTCTTGTAGCACTAAGAGCAAAAATTTCACGGTTTTCAGATTCTCCCGTTGCACCACTCCAACTCAATGCAAGTTTGCCCAGTATATTGTCATAGGTAAAATTATTTGTGCCACCAATAACACCAGAATCATTGAATAGAACCTGATTGTCAGAACCGGAAATTGAAATGAAACCAGTTGAAACATCCAAGTTACCACCGATTTCAACATCACCCTCAAATTTATTCTTTGATGTTGCACCGGCAGAATAGAGATTGTAGTGACTTCCGGTAACAGGTCTTACACTATGATCATCAATATAAAGACCGTAGTTGTCTCCTATTGTTTCTACTGCCCCCACATCCGCTGCTGGGTTCAATGAAATTTTAATTCCGTATGTTTCTAATACAGTATATGTACCATCAAAGGCAAATCCACCGTGAATTGCCTCTACACCTATTTCGCTTGTTACAGTAGCGGTCACCGGCGCTATAACCATACCTTGAGCAGTAGCTTGAATACCAATTAATTCACCACTTGCATCTCCTGTGTCTGCTAATAACCACGCCCCAAAAAGGTTCTGAATAACCGCGTCAGTAGCATCATACCCCAAAGCACCAATCATATTTCGGGAACGGGTCGCGAGTTCTGCCCCGCTAGTTTGAGCATAAACTGATATACCTGCAACAGAACCAGTTCCCTTCGCGGAAAATACTGCGGCCTGAGTATCACCATAGCCAATAGAATTAGTATCTATCACATTATGAGAAATAACCTGAAGTTTTGATGTAGAATAACGATATTCCGTAAGAGTATCAGACCCGGCCCATATAAACCCCTCAAAGAAATTCTTTGAATCTGTACCTATGGAAAGAATATTGTAGCTATTTCCTGAAATAGAAAGCGTATTGGTAGATTTATCAAATGTCAGATTCTCATTCGCACCCATCGTGCCAACATCATTGAACTGGATTTGTTTATCTGCTCCGGCGGCTTCTGGTGTTGCAGCGGCATCCCAAGATAATCCACCCAAACCATCGTTGAATAAATAGCCTGGTGCATCGGCCGGAAAAGCGGCCCCGCCACCAGCTAATGATTTACCAAAAGGTGTTCCAAAATTCATATTTCTAATCCTCCGTTAAAATTCGGGCGTAATCACAAATGCACCTGGCACACCACTTGCGGCACTAATATATCTGAAATTGAGTATATTGTCTCTACCAACGACCCTGAAGGCATCACCGTCTGACATAATATGTCCTATACCACTCGCCCCCTGTGTGGGTGTTTCCTTCCATGCAATTCTTATACTTGCGGTTTCACAGGTAATGAGAACCGATACCGATGGATTGCCATCTCCGTCAACAATTGCCGCGGATGGGAAAGCTGTTGCCGTATCCGTAGAAGCAACACGCATTGTTGGCCCATATACTCCCGTCATTGAAAAATCTCTTTCCATATTTCTCCTCCGTTATAACCCAAATCTTCTTTGTTCTGCTTTGAGCCACTTCATTCCTTTCTGTTTGGCTCTTGTTATTCTCGATGAAAAATCTTTTCGCCAAGTTCCGATGATGGCGACCTGCATTTCATCACCACGAAATTCCTTGGCATCCCTGATATATCCCGCGCCGAGGATGTATCTTCTTATGGCTATAACCATCCAAGGCCATCTCTTCTTTATCAATTTCCAAGTCAGAAGAATGTGGCCGTGATTTTTCTCCAATGTGTCCATCCACACCTTGGCAAAAATCTTCCTCTGGTTTCGAGGGATATAGGTAAAATTGATGCCCTGAATATAATTGTGCATCTTTCTCGTCTTGGGATGAATACCACGAATAGCGTTGATACAGATTATGGTTGGTTCGGGATCATTTTCATAATTCAGATATTTGAACCTGTAAATGTGACCCGATTTGAAAGAAACCCTTCCTTCCCTTACACTATATACTTTGTTCAATTGTGGCATTTTTACCTACCAAACAATTCCTTTTCAGTAAATATTTTAAACTCGTAACCCCGTTTTCTACAGAACTCCGAGGCGGCAGACCATTTGGCCTGATTTCTTGAGTAGGTTATCTGTTCATATATTTTTGTCTTGACAGATTTATTGCCCTTGCTCTTTGGGGGAATGGTTTCCCTGTGAGGCTTTATTTCAACAACATAGATAACTTCCTTTTTGTTTTTATCCAGAACTCTTAGCATAAAATCCGGATAATATCGTCTGTGTTTCTTGTTTACAGGATCAAAATACGGTATCTCGATGCCCTCGGAAGCCCAAGTTATGACACTTGGATTTACATCACACCATTGGGCGAATTTCCTTTCCCATTCACTTCTTATAAGTATCGGCCATTTCCCCTTGTACTTCTCCGGAAATTTGGGTTGAAATGCCGAAGTCTTATCTGTAATATGATGTTTTATGAACAAAACTAATCCCTGTATGTATCCCTGTACCGTTCCAATGATTTTTGGAGCGCTTCTTTTCTTTTTCTCAATGCTTCTTTTGTATTTTTATCTTCCGTGCTCTGGATTTGTTTTTCCAAATCCTGTATCTGTTTTTTTAACCTTATTCTCGCATTTATTGTCTGTGTATCATCTTCAGAGAGAAATTCGTAAAGTCTCATTTTTCTTCCTTTTCATACTCTTCCGCTTCTTCCTTGGTCTTGTGAACCGTTCCCGGCGGATGATGTGGAGGAGCATATAAACTGTAAAGCTTCAATTTCTTCGTGGAGGATGTATTCACAACATTGTGATATGTTCCCTGTCTGATAAGAATTGAACTGCCATCTTTTATCGGGATTTCCTCTTTATTATTTACAACTACTTTTCCCTCTCCCTCATCAATACGGAAGAACTGGTCTGTATCATTGTGAACCTCATTCCCGATTTCACTATTGGGCTCAATGGCCATCAGAACAAGTTGAAGATGTTTTCCTGTATACAGAACTTTTCGGAAATAATTATTTTCAACAGTTTCATCTTCAATATCTCTCACATCAAATGGTTTTTGCTCTTCTTCTTTCAGATAATCTTTGAATTTCATTATTTCCCCCAATTTATCTCGTCAGTTTATCGAATGCAAGGCCGATCTTATGCCAGTCAATCCAACCATCTCCACCTCTATTCATCACCATTTGGTTCAGAATAAAATCATAGGCCCCATCTTCTCCATATTCGGCAAGAAGATTTTCTGCTTCCTGTCTATAATTTATCGCCTCGGTCAAATAATTTTTAAATTTCATTATGCCGGCTCCGTATCATATGACCCACATTTCGGGCATTTTACTTCGTAGGTACTTGGCCCAATTTTTTTCTTGAATGTCTTACCACATTCCATACACTTCATATTAGTGGGTGGGCCTGTCATTCTTCTTGAAGAACCAGAACCGGGCTGTCCGGGCCAGCGATGGGCTGGGCCGCGCTGAGACATAAAATGCTCAGAGACAAGATATTTGTCAATTAGCCTGTCTATACTCTCATTCTTTTCTGTATTCTGTTCCCACATTGAATAACAAATTGCCGCGGCCTCGTCCTGCTCGTGGCCTTCACCTTTCAGAATTGGAATACAACGGGCAATATATTCGTCTTTTTTTTCTCCTGCTTCCGGTTTCGGCATATTATCCTCCAAATTTACCCAGCTCTTTTCTTGCCATCTTTTCAAATTCATCTGGTTCCAGATATTCATCTACATTGACCAGATTTATATGTTTTGAGGTTGTCCGACTATATTTTTCCGCCGTGGCATATGTTCTGTCGTTTGCTTCAAACGCTACAAGTGTCTCGTATGAAAAATACAGTACGGTTTCCCCGACATTTACTCTCACGAAATTCGGGGCCATCTGCTTCAAATGTGCCAAGCCTGGCGCAGAGGCCTCTGTCAGAACATCCCTGTCTTTTATAATTTTTCCCATATTAATCCTCTTCTTTCTTTTCTTTGCCGAATTTTTTCCTCAAAAGGTCTTTCGCGTGCTCAAGGGCACTTTTCCTGGCATCGGAAATCTTGTCACCGGCCCTATTGATATAAAAATTGAGCCTGCTCATAGCCTGTTTCAAATCATCACTCTGCGAATGAAGAACTTTCGCGATGTTCTCGGCGCTCGATGTGAAAAGACCTTCCGGTGGCTCCCATTTGGTTGACACCTCACCTGACCATAATTTCTCATTGACAAGGAAAAGGTCAATTCTTTCTAAAAGGTCGCGTTTCATTGTATTCCTCCCGTTTTATCTAGCTGTTCCTTTACTTTCTCTCGTTCTCTGATAACATTGTTATAATCTTCCCGTAAATCCTGATCACTTGGATATTTCTTCATCAGGATTTTGAGATTGACCATCTGATCTGTAAGGGTCGTGTATCTCTGTTGCAATCTGTCTCTTTGATAATCCTGTTTGAATTGCTGAAAGGTTTGAACTGTTTGCTGCTCCATTTGCGCCAGTTCTTTACTCCTCGCATATCTGCTATCAAGACCAAAAAGTGAACTTACAAGACCAAGAATAATACCCATTGTTATAAGTATATTTTTCACATTTATCTCTGGCATATAATCCACCCCCATACTTTGTCAATAGTATTTATATTTATTTACTGTCTTTCCTATAAATAATACTGAATATTCGTCATTCGGGCGGTGGAGGTTTATGGGAAACGATATTTGTCAGAAAACCGTAGATTATTTGAACTATGTTATTGATTTCCTACCTGATATCATTTTCGCGATTGATTTGGACGGCAAAGTCATTGCGTGGAACAAGCAGATGGAAATATTTGCCGGAAAAAGGAAAACAGATGTAATGGGTCTTGGTAGAGAAGCATATTCGACGCCATTTTACGGTTATGACAGGAAACTTCTCATTGATCTGGTATTTTCCGAGGATACGGAAACAGAAAATACATATGACAAGTTTTGCAGAAAAAGCGACGGAACAGTTGAGGGGTATATATATATCCCATATCTGAATAGATATATGTGGGGTATGGCATCCCCCATAAAAGACGCTGAGGGGGATATCATCGGTGCCGTTGAATCTATAAGGGATGTTACTGATGTGGTTGACACAAGAAAAATGGTTAATCTCTCAAGTAAACTTATTGATCATATACCGGAATTGGTCTGGGCAAAGGATATAAACAATAGATATCTGTTTGCAAATAAGAAGTTTATGGATGTTTTACAGATATCGGATAAAGACATAAGAGGAATAAAATCCTCTGACTTGTTTGGTGAAACAAAATTTGAAGTTTCTGATGATAGAGTAAAGGAACTTGGAACGCAAGAATATGTAGATAGTGTAAAAATACCCACCGGAGAAACCATTTGGTTGAAAATATGCAAGATGCCCTTCTTTGATGATAAAAATAGACTTATAGGAACTATAGGGAGTGCCAGAGATATAACGAAGAAAATAAAAATTACTGAGGAGAGAGATGTAGAAATTAACCGCCTAAAAAAGACCGTTGAAGAAGAAATAGAAAGCTGGAAAAAAGAAAACGAAGAGAAACACAAAGAGCTATCCATCAAAATATCCCAATCAATAACAATATTAAAAAATCTACAGCTAAGCAACGGTGTAATAACCCCATTGGAAAGTAAGAAAGAGGAGCTAATATTTTAATGTCCGAAGAAAGATTAATTCCCGAAACAATAGTCAAGCTATTATTTGACCAGATAAAAAGTTCTGCTGACACCAATACATCTTCCATTCAGAAACTTGGTGATGCGATCAATGAAATTACCAAGGTTCAATCTTCTCTCGCAACAAAAAAAGACCTTATAGATGAGATAAAAGGTCTTGATGGAAAGGAGAGTGAGAGATTAAAATATCTGATTCAGAAAATAGAGAAAACAGAGGAAATACTGGGAACAAGAGTAAATGGTGTAGGAAGGAAAGTTGAGGATGAAGAAGATTCCATAAATAAAATAGAAATTATAGAAAAGAAAGTTGATGGTATAGAAAAAAAGGTAGACGATATATCATCAAAAATAAAGACGATGATAACAGTTGTCATCGTTTCCTTTGCATTGCTACTGGGTGTTTTTTATTTTGTAAAAAGTGCAACCGATGTTTCTGTCAGAAATGCAATTGAGGGGGCTGTAAAAGAGATAATCACCACAAGACCATCCAATATATATCCACCATCGCCCGGAGGAAGATAAGATGAGGTTGTTGAATTTCTTGAAGAGTATTGAGGAACAGGATGGCGGTATGGTTGGTGCGACTACAACCGCAAGTATCGCCCAATATCCTGTCAGGCTCGGTATTGGAATTACCAGAAGGGAAGCCACCAAAAATTGGAGAAGATGGAAAAAGAAAAGGAAAAAAGTCGAGGAGCAGGAAGCCAGTATCGGGATGCCTGGTGGTTGGGGTTCGGCTGGTGGGTCACCCACAACAAAACAAATATTACAGGATCCTGTAAAGCACGATTACGGTATGACAAGAAGGGAAGCCACCAAAAATTGGCGCAGACGCAAAAAAAGGATGAAGGAATTATTCCAAAATGGCACATCTCATTCAATATCTGATTGAACAGAATATAGACAAAGTAAGATTTGTAGTTCTTACTGGCAGAAAACCAAATGGTGAAAATGAACTGATCAGGACGGCCAGAGTTATCAAGGAAACTTGTGATAAAAAAGGTGTGCCCTGTTATGTCGTATTTGCTGAGGATGGATATATTTCCAGAAAGAACGGAAAAGTTTATATCCACAATATTGAAGATGATAAGGGTTTCGAAATCAATTCTCAAGACACGGTTGTTATCGTGAGAGGAAGCGTCACCAAGTCACAATCAAGCCTTGACCTTCTTTCCCAAATCGAGAGACATAATATCTTTTGTGTAAATCACAGATTGACACTTGAACAATGTGCTGACAAGTACAGAACAGCTCTCGTACTTGCGGATGCGGGAGTGTCAACGCCCAAAACAGCCATTGTCAATAACGAAAAGGGTCTGGAAATCGCGTTCAAGAAAATGGGAAGAAGGTTCCCTGTCATTCTCAAGACATTGACTGGCTCAAAAGGCGTCGGTGTATTTGTCGCAGACAGCTGGGAAGGATTGAAATCAACCCTGCAAGCCATCTGGAAAATAAATCATAGTGTTGAAATCATTATGCAGAGATTTCTTGAGGCTGACTATGATCTCCGTGTTCACGTTCTTGGAGATAAAGTCATCGCGGCAATGAAGAGGAAAAAAATAAAGGGAGATTTCCGCTCCAACTATTCTCTCGGCGGTAAAGTCGAAAAAGTGGAGTTACAGGATGACGAAATTGAACTCGCCATCGCGGCCTCGAAAGCCGTGGGGGCGACTTGGTGTGGTGTCGATATAATGAGAAACAAGAAGGACAAAAAGCTTTTTGTCCTCGAAGTCAATTCATCGCCCGGCACAGAGGGGATTGAAAAGGCCACGGGAAAATCGGTTGTAACAAAGGTGGTCAATTACCTTCTGGACAAAAGAAACTGGTCGAGAAGGCCAATAGAGTGTGGCTACCTTGAGACAATGGAACTGGAAGGCATCGGGCCCGTAGAAGCCAAACTTGATACAGGTAACGGCTCTTTCTGTGTCATTCACGCCGAGGAATATGAGGTGGATGGAAATAAAGTTACTTGGCTATTCAACGGAAAGGAAATCACAAGTGAACTTGAAAGTGAAAGAACCATCAAGGTTGGTGGACTGAAAACTGGAACAGTAGACAGGCCGGTAATCTGGTTGGATGTCAAATTCAGAGGTGAAACTTACAGGATGAGATTTGCCCTGAATTACAGGGGTGACAGAAAGACTTATCTATTGATGAATAGAAACTTCATTCGTAAGGCAAATCTGATAATCAATCCTCGCAGAAAGCATGTGTTCACGAAAGATTAGCTCAACCTTTTCACAATACCGTCACACATTCCAAGTTTTATTGCTTCCTCCGGACGCAGATATTTATTCCTGTCAATCAGTTTCGTAACATCTTCTGCCGACAATTTACATCTTGAAGCAATTTCCTCAATCATCTGGCCCTGTAGAAACTTTATCTCTTCTGTATCAATGACCACATCGGCAAGTGTTCCCCCGTGCCAGGAACTTATCTGATGGAACATCAATCTGGAATGTGGGGTCATAAACCTTCTTCCCTTCTTACCGTTTATGAAAATAAAGGCGGCCGCCGACATTGCTTTTCCTATACAGATTGTCCTGATAGGGGATACAATGATGTTCATCATATCCGTTACGGAAAACATACTATCAACTTCACCACCGTAACAGTCAAGTATCAATGTAATCTCTTTCAATGGGGCATCAGATTGATAATCCAACAATCTTTCATTTATATCTTTTGCCAGATTTTCGTCAAGGTTCCCCACGATATAGATAATCCTGTCCATTCTCTTGGCTGTTTTCGGGGGCCCCATCTCCTTCATTATCTCCTGTGGATCAATAATAAAATGAACTTCCTGTGATTCTTTCTTTGTTTTCCTCTTCATCTCTACTCACCAAAAAATAAATTCAAGCCCTCACCAGCTGAGCCAGAAAGTAATTCCTTTTTATTCATAGGTTCCAGTAAAATCTCAATCTTGGACAAGAAGTATTTATCCAGCATTTTGTCGTAATCTATCTGGACAACCTTGTCAAATTCGTGGGGCCATCTCAAAAAGGATATGACATCCAGACCCAAGGCATTTCTCTTGAGATACACAACCTTGGCCTTTGCCCCGCTATAAATGTCCTCATACTTTTTTTCAAGTTTGAGGTGCTTGAGTAATTTCCTGTAATTATTTATGCCTCTCAAATGGAATGGAGTTCCCTTCTCAATCTCTCCATCTGCTTTCACAAATTTCTCTATATCACTTGCTCCGATGTTGACTGAAATCTCTTCCGGATAAACCCCCTTCAATTCCTTCTTGTACTGCTCTATCTTTTTCAGGATGTTCTCATCCGTTTCGCCGCGGAGGATCATCTCCATCACATCTTTCAATCTCGGCCTGATGGCCTCCGGTGTGTCAGACCGGATAATTTCCAGACCAGTAACCTTTATCTTGTCAACTGGGGCACCCTCTTCATTGACAGACCAGTAACCATACTTCTTCTTCTTCACGAAGAGAGCTGTCTTAGCCACGATTTCCTGTTTGAACTTTATCCTGAAATCGGTAACTGCGGAGTTATACATTTTCCTCTGGACTTCCCGATAACAAGTCTCGTTCACATAATTTTCTATAATCGAGCCCAGTTCAAGTATCATCTTTATAGCAACATCATCACTATATCTCGATACATCAATTCCATTATCAGAAAGGAATTTGCCCGTCGAAATAAACAGGGAATCAGTATCAGCGTATAAAACATAATCAGTTTTCTTTATCATAAAAACATTTCCAACCCCTGTGATGTTTTCTCTTTCCCACAGCAACCGAGGACATCAAGGTTTGTTGTAAGTTATGTTTTTTACAAAAATCTATCAATCCTTTTATTCTATATTCAATGCCGGCCGGTGAAATGATGATATACTTTTTACTATTCCAATGTAATTCCCCACATCCTGGCTTGCATTTATCTATCCACCATTGGGGTAATTTTTTACCCCTCGTTGGGTGGGGGCCCCTCTTCTTTGTTTCGCTAATTTTTTTCTTCACATCATCGGGCCGTGATTTACCGAAAAATGGGTGCCTTTCGCCCGGCATCCAACCATCACCGCCTTCAGTACAATTATATCCCAATTCTATTGCCCTCGTTTCCTTTATAAAGGAAATTTCCTTTTCGTTTAGCTCATCAACTTTCCCTTTCCAAAGGACTTCAACATCAAAATTTTCCCAGCCATACTTATCAATGGCCCTTGTAAGTGGAGTTATATTTCTACGATCTTTTTTATGTGATGACATTCTTTTTTCGAGGCTTGTTACAGTTTTTCCAATATAAAATTTACCATTTATTTTATTTGTAATTTTATAAATTATTGACATACAAGAAACCAAAATGTATATATGCTATATAATCTATTTATATTTTTCGAGAAAAGACTTCAATTTTACATCTTTATCTGGATTATTCAGGAAATCATTTACATACCTCTCCCCGGCCTTGATGGTTTGTCTACCACAGGATGTAATTGCCTCTGATATGTTCACATTGAAATAACGGGAATAGGGAACACTCGTAACACCAAAAACTGCATTGAGTAGGATTTTGAGTGCGTTCTGTAGTGAATCGAATTGATTTATCCTCTCGTCTGCCCTCTTTTTGTTATCATCCCTCAATTCGGATAAAGATTTTTTCATCTTTATCATATTGTTCTTGATGTCGCGCCTCTTATTGAAAACATCCTTTTCAATCTGGGCGAGCACGCCGGGAGTCTTTGTCGAAAATACCGAACCACAAGGAGCGATACTTATCAACTTCTTTTCGATGGCTGTATTGAAGGCCTCAAGTCTCTTACCTGAAAATGTTATCTTTTTCCCGTCCTTGAGAAGATTGAAATCGGGAAAACTTCTCTGTCTCACATATTGAATGACGGTATCCTCTGTCATATCGAGCACCCTGCCATAATATGTTTCCGGTGACATATTCAATGTGATTATAGCCGTGGGATAAGATGAAGCAATATCCAAATCAACAACCCACTCGTATTTACCTTGTTGTGGTTCCTTGACATATGCCGCCTCAAATGGTTCCTGCTGACCCCCAATGAATTTCGGGGCACACAATCCATTTCTCCTGTAATGTGTCAACAACAAGCCTTCAATGAGCTGCGTCATCACATCATAGTATTTCATCGGGCTTTTTGTGAGAAGTGAAAGTGCTTGAACCTGACCTATGTAATTCAATTTTCTGTCAAGCTGGAAAACACGAAGAGAGTCCGTTATATTGTAATCCACAAATAAATCCCAATCCTTCTCACACAATTCCCTGATATCCTTGTACTGTGAATAGTCTACCTTGCCTTTCTCCAATTCATATTTGGAAACAAAATCGAGAGAATATCTTTCAAGTTTTACGGGGGAATACCATTTATAAAGGTCAATATAATCGAGTATGGTCAGGCCGGAGATGTTTATGTTCATCATTCCACTCTTCGATTCCCATATTTGAACATCGCTAATTGGGGATATCCTCATAAACATTCGTGGGTCATCGAATATTCTTTTGGCCCTGTTTATGAGATAAGGAATGTCAAAATTTGATATAGACCAACCGGAGATAACATCGCAGGGAAATTTGTGGAAGAAATTCAGTACCCTTGTCAAGAGGGATTTCTCATTTTCACACTTGATATACCTCACATACTTTTCCTTGGAAAACTTCCCATTCCTGTAATCCCTCAAGCCAAATACAGTTGTAGTATCTGTATCACTATCATAAATGGATGTGAGACAAATCGGGTCACGGGCATCTTCCGGATGAGGAAACCCAACTTTGTTATCAACTTCCATATCGAAGAAATACTTCTTGAGTTTTGGAACCTCAATTTCATTTTCCGGTATACCATAATATCTCTCGGCAAGAAATTGGATTTCGGGTCTTACCCTGTCCTCAAATATATTGTCCTTGCCCTTCAGGTAGGCAAAGTAATCCGAATAAGATCGGAACAGCCTTTTGGTAACGGGTTGGCCGTCTATTGTCTTTACATCACCCTTTTCATACGGGAAAAACACATATGGAACCCAAGGAATTTCTGTATAAAAATTTTCACCTTTGAGTTGTTCCCAAAGGTGAATAGTGGATGATTTTGTATTGTAATATACATTCTTGAACATTATTCAATCTCGTATAACGATATCCTCTCGGCATTCAGGCCTGCAGTCGCTTTGCCACTTCTCTTCCCAGCTGTCGTGGAAGTTTTCGCTATACCAAAACCTGATAAAGTTGAGAGGCCTTCACCCGCCATAATAATATCCGTATAAAACTTTACCAGCTGGGGTTGTGTCAATTCCCTGTCAAGATATTTCTTGATGTTCGTTATTTGTCTCTTGACCCGCGCCTCCCCTTTTACGTCCATCAATTCCTCGACCATCAAAAGTGTTTCCTGTATCCAATGACGAATAGTTTCCGCCGATACAAATTGTATTTTTGGATACCAGATAGATAGTGTTGATGAAAGGACAGATTTCAAGTCATCACAAGTGGTATAAAAATTTCCATTCAATATAATTCTGATATTCTCTTTTCTTTTTGCCATAAAATCACCCATTCTTTTTCTGAAATACAAATACTGGCTCGTATTTGTTCACTCTACCTTCACATCTTACAGTATTCATTGTACCACGGGCAGAGATATCCTCAAGGTTGTTATCTCGTCCTATAGTAAATCTCATTAGCATATGTATCATATCACGATTTTGAAACCCAACACTCTCTGCCAAGGACGCGGAATCCTCTTCCATTTTGAGATATTTATTTTTCGCCAATTTTATGTTTGCAATATTCCAGACAAAGAAACCACCGGGCATCAGAAATTCGTGGACATTCTGCATTGTCTTTTTCAAGAAACCATTCTTCCACGCTTCGTAGGAATTGAATTTCTTATATGACTGTGCATCATCATCACTATATCTTTCCCGATTGAAATATGGTGGTGAGGTATAAGCCAAAACCGCCTTACCTTTGTACTTTTCAAATAGGTCTGTTTTATCAAAATCCTCGGAACCCGAGCAAATTGGATACACTTCGGCGGTGCAGGAAGGGTCAATGAATTTCTTCCAGAACTTTTCTATCATCCCATACCTCTCGTATATCGCCGAGTTGGGGTCTGTTCCTATATATACACACCTTTTATTTCTTAGCTGGGAAGAAGCCGAAAGAAATGAAATCAATCTACCGCCCCACCCCATTGACGGGTCAAAGACAATTATCTCTTCCTCCTCTACACAGGGAGACATCTTCAACATAAAATGTTGATATATCCATTTTGCCACGGGGCATCTTATATTTGAAACTGGCTGTGTTCCGGAACCCATTCTGATTGATTGTTTGAGAGTGGGCCAGACGGGTTTATTCGGGTTGTCTCTCCATCCATTGAGTTTATCTTTCCACAACATCCTCTTCATCTTCTTCATATAGACTTGTTTATCTCTCAACAAGTCTATTACAGATGGTGTCTGCTGATTTATTCCACGGGTAATGGGAACATCCATCATTTCTGGAAACCAATGGTCTATAACAGTTGACCAGGCGTTGTACCCCTTGAGGATTTTCTTGCCATCCTCTTCAAAATATATGTCAGGTTTATTCGGGTTGAGCCCGTGAAACTTTCTCAATCTGGTAATTATTTCTTCAAGAGAGGCGGAGCCTGCACCAACCGGATAATGTTCCTTCTCATACTTCTCCAAAAAGAAAATACGCAGTTTTTCTGCGTACTTTTCAAATTCCTTTTCAGACATATCCCTGACTATTGGCCACAATGGGTTCAATTCATCAGGAACTTCAAGTGTCGTATACAATGGAAGGAAATCACAGTCCTCAATTTTATCTTCCTTCACATCAAAAAATGTTTCAATCATTATATCCTCTGAATTTCTCAATACTCTCTTTCAATAGTTGTTCGCCCTTCGACGGATTATAAATCGTAAAGGCCGGGTGAACAGAAATCACCACGGGGCAATCAAATTCCCTGCTGTGTACTTCTTTTCCACTATGTTTCATTATATCACTTTCGCCCAGAATTGTAAACAGGGCGTACCCACCCAAAATCAATATGGCCCGCGGTTTCAAAACCTTCAAATATTTTCTTATCCACGGCCAGCATTGTTCCATCTGTTCATTCGATGGTTTTCCATTCTTATTTCCCACCACAGGCCTGCAATTTACGGAATTGATAATCAGGAAATCCTCTCTGGAAAGGCCGTTTCTTTTCATTGCATCCCAAAGGATATTTCCGGCCTTTCCGACAAAAGGTGAGTTCTCACGGACTTCATCGAAGCCCGGAGCCTCACCTATTATCGCAAAACGGGAGGAAGATACCCAATAGGGTTTCGCCCCACCATTCTGAAAGAGAGAACATTTTTTACACTCCCCGATCATATTGTCGAGAAGCGACAACATTCGTAGTTGTTTTTTATCCATCAAGTATCATCACCAATACAGCACAAAATATGAGAAACACAAGACCAAGAACGGGCGGAACCCAAATCGGAGCAAATATCCACCACCAAGACCACCCAATAAAACCCAAGACTTTGAGGGTTATCAAAAATATTGTCAATAAAACAAAAGGCCACATACTCAAACTTCTCCTTTCTCTTTTTTCCCACCATCGTTTTTTCATCGCCTGCTCCTCTGGCCTCTTTCCTGACCAATCAGGACGGCTTTTCTTTCATCACCAGTTTCCTTCGCGTCCTCCAACCACAGTTCAAGCTCGGAAGTATCGTACATCTTCAATGTGCGAGTATCGTAATAAAATTTGTCCACTTCCCCAACTCGACCACCAATCCTGTTCTTCACAATCTTATAATGCAGTTCACTCTCATAAATCAGTTTCTCGTCATCCACGCCGTAGATTGCCATAAAATCTGCGGTTGCCGGAACCCCCATACTTTCTGCGATATAGACAAAATCAACTTCATCAAAAGCAATCATCGAGCCTTCCCTGTTCAATTGTGAAACAGAAACAACCGGACATTCAAACTGGAATGACATCGCTCTACATTCCTCGGCTATCCTCTTGACATCAGAATAGAGATTGTCTTTACCTGAATAGGTGGGTTTCATTATATTGATATAGTCGAGGTAGATGATATCTGGTTTCACACCCCTGATAATCCATTCCCTTATCAACCTTTTTATATCCTGAACAGAGGCCTCGCCGGTTGGAAATTGTTTGATGACGAGTTTTCCTCGTTGAGGGGTTTCACTCTTTATCTTTCTCAATCTGGATATCAATTGGCTCTTCATCGCCTCAAGAGTATATATCTTGTTGATATCAAGGTTACTGAAGATACTGTCAAATCTTTGTGCGAAAGCATCCTCTGACATTTCCAATGTACAGAGAAATACATTATGACCGTGAAGAACTTGGCGGGCAGCAATATTGGCAAGGGTATTTGATTTGAACCCGTGAACACGGGCCACAATTACCGAAAATGTAAATGGTGGGAACCCACCATTGAGATACTCATCGAATTGGGGAAAATATGTTCTTATCCTGTTTGAGGATGTAGTGAAAATCCTCTTCAATCTTTCCCCGAGCATTTCAAAATAGTCAAGACCGATATCTATCCTCAAATCTTTCGCCAGGGCAGCCTCGACCAGTTCTCTTATCTTTCCTCTCTCTTCTATCTTTCCACTATTGATAACATCAACGGAATCGAGAATGGCTCTCTTGACGGCTTTATCCTTGAGATATTCATTCGATTCCTTGAGAAGATAATCCCAGTTCTTCGCGATATCGAAATCAATAGCGTCCATCTCGGAGAATATTTCCCGAATCTCATCATCGTGATGAGAAAGGGAACCCCTGATGGCATCCCTCGGTGGGATTTTGTCATACTGCTCCAGATGAGACTTCAGAAAAGTGAAAATCTCCGATATTACGGGATCATCAAAATACTCTGTTCGAAATGTGGATGTAATAGTCGCAAGAAATCCCTTGTCAACCATACAACCTTTCAATATGACTTTTTCAAGAAATCTCGAATCCATCAATTCACCTGCTCGAATTGGCTACACTTATATATTATCTGATCTTTGGACATTTGACAATTATGCTTACAAAGATTACAGAGGCTCTTATTTTTTTCGAGAGAAATTGGATAGACCTTTTCATAAGATTTGGGTAAAATGAAAAGTTTTTCCACATCAAGCTCGTCCAATATTTCCTTTGCAACGGTGCTCGCTCTGCCTTGCAATCTCAAATATTGTTTGAGAGTAAGATAATTTTTGATATTTGGAACATCATCAACCTTGGTGATTTTTTTCAAAAAATTGAATTTGTTCTTCCTCAAAATTCCAAGGTTCCAGCTTCCATCCGTATCCTTTACAACGGCCATTGCTTTTATGTTTATACTCATAAAACGCCTCCACATTTTATCTACTGTATTATACCACAATTTGGCTTGATTGTAAATAGAAGTTTACACTTGAAATACAATATGTTATAATAGTATAAATACATATACAAGAGGATCTTCAATGAATAATAACAATGATTTGGCCCAAGGTGAAGTTGTAGAAAGGGATAAAATCTGGAAAGAATTATATAATTTACACCCGATAGACAAGCAAGTCCAGTTTTCAGAACTCGATATACAGGAAAAAATCCGAAATCAACCATTTCTTTTACTCCAATATAATGACCTCTATTACAAGGAAAGGGCCCGGATGGATAAAATGTTGGAAGTTGTAGATAAAATACAGGGTACAAGATATGACTTCTACAAATTCAATTACGATAAAGAGCTGACAAAATACGAAATAGAAAAGTTTTATCTTCCAAAAGACCCCACCCTCCTGAAAGCAAAGGAAAAACTGAGAAAACAACAATGGAGAGTTGACTTCTACAAAATGTGTTCTGATGCCATAAACAATCAAGGTTGGCAA